TTTGAAAACAGAATTGAGAAATGAAATAAAAAACAGGATGTACCCATGAAACTATATTTAGCTCCCTTAGAGGGAATTACAGGATATGTATACCGGCAGGCTTACCATGCATGCTATGAAGATGCCGACAAATATTTTACACCATTTTTAGCACCACATACGAAGCGAAGCTTCAATGCCAGAGAAAGAAATGATTTAATCCCGGAACATAATACCGGAATGTATACCGTGCCACAGGTGCTGTCAAAGAGCGGAGAAGATGTGGCAGCAATTGCAGAAGAGCTGAAAGCGTTTGGCTATCAGGAAATTAATATCAACGCCGGATGCCCTTCCGGAACAGTAGTATCGAAGGGAAGAGGTGCCGGACTTTTAGATGATGAAAGAGCCTTGCTTCATTTCCTGGATGAAATGTTTGAAAAGACGGATGCAGAGATTTCCATTAAGACAAGACTTGGCATGGAATATCCGGATGAATTTGAAGGCATTTTAAAAATATACAATCGTTTCCCGATAAAGGAGCTGATTTTACATCCCCGCGTCAGAGAAGATTATTATAAAAATAAGCCGGATTGGACGATGGTAGAGTATGCGCTGGAGTACAGCAGTAATCCGCTGGTTTACAATGGAGATATTTTTACAGTGGAAGATTATGAGCGGTTTACAGAACGTTTTCCAACGATAGATGCCATTATGTTAGGGCGTGGTGTTATAAGAGACCCGGCACTCATAGAAAAGATTCGTTCTGGCAGCACAATAGATAGGGCTGTTGAATTAAAGCGGCTTTATACATTTCACAATAAGCTAGTTGCCGGCTATCAGGAAGAAATGTCCGGGGAGAAAAATGTCCTCTTTAAAATGAAAGAATTGTGGTTTTATCTTGGCACACAGTTTACCGGAATTGAAAAACCGTTGAAGAAGATAAAGAAAGCAAACAGCCTGATAGAATACCAGGCTGCTGTTTCAGCAATATTTTCAACTGGTGCAGGAAAGTAACCGAAAGAGTCAAATGACATAGAATCATGATATAATACATTTTTTAAGACGGGAAATGCTTAATTTTACGGCATTTCCCGTCTTTTTTGTTTCTAATTTGTTACTGGTTCAGCGTAAAAAATATTATTTTAATAGGGCAACAGTTTCCCGTAACTGTTCAATAGTCTTGTGATTATACACCCTGTTTCCCACATCCTTTGACTTATGACCCATCAGCATATCAATACATTTTCTATTGCCTTTTGCGTTGTCAAGGTTGGTTTCAAATGTGTGCCTTGCTTCATGCGGGGTCTTGTCTGCACCTATCTTTTCCATGACTTCACCCCAACACTTATAATAATTTGCCTGACTGAACTTTTTCCCCTGATAAGTGAACAGGTACTTGTTCCCTTCATCAACCAGTGCTTTCACAAATGGTTTGATGCGGTCATGTATCGGAACAATACGGCACTTTCCGGCAGCAGTCTTGATTCCACCTTCAAAGTACCAGTCCTTAATGTTTATCTGTTCAGTTTTCATCCCCAACAATTCCTGTAATCTGAACCCCGTATATATGTAGATCAGCACGGTATTGACCCAAGGGTCATCTTTTATTTTCCACAGTGCATCAACCTGTTCAGGCGTGAACGGTTCACGGGTGGTATCTGGTATTGGTGGGGCGGTGGTAATTTGTGAATACATTTTATCTATCAGGTCAATTTCAAAAGCAAAACGGTCAAGGTGACCGAACAGATTCTTGATTGACCATTGTGTTGAATACCCACACCCGCAGTTGTCAATGCAGTCTTGCATCTGATAAGATTTCAATGATCGGTACTTCACACCGTAGTATTTTGAACAGTGCTTGAACGCCGAACGCAAGGACTGCTGATTTGATTTTCCTAACTTGGGTAACTTGATTTCAGACCAACGCTGATAGAGTACAACCAAGGTGACCTTTTCCCGGTCAATATCCCAAGGGTTGTTGTTATATTCAGCCAATAGAATGTTGGCTTTTTCTTCTGATTCAGCGTAACCGATAGGGGTTTGTTTTGCGTGTCCCTGTTCGTCATATATGGTGACCTTGGCAAGCCACGGGCGTGATCGGTTACCCTTCAATTTGGTCACACATCCGTAACCGTTTGGGTTTCTTCTTCCCATGTATATCATTCCTTCCTGATTGAAATTTCAAGGAATGGATGATATAATTGTATCTGCATAGCCTATATCATCCTATTCCTTGGTATAGAGTTATAAGAACCCTGACCGCTGCAACGGTTGGGGTTCATTTTTGTTCAGTTCTTACAATGTAACCTGATGTATTTTTCCCAATCTGAAATATGTTTGATAAAATCTTCAACTTCACCATCTATTGTTTTAATGGTATATAATCCTTTTAGAATTTGCATCCAGTGTTTCCTTCCTTGTAACTTTATTTTACCAACTGGATAAGTTGCATAAGATACAGAAATACAACCGTTACTCATTCGTTCTAACAGTATATTAGCATTTTTATCAGGTGAAATGTACTCATACAGAGCATTGAAAAATTGTTCTTCTTGTTCATTTATTGTGAACTTCTTACCTGTATCAGATTGGGTTGATATAGGATAATTCATTTTCTATCACCTTTTCATGTTCAGTTATAATTCAATGTGTGACGGTGCTGTAACACCGTTGTTCTGTAAGTTCAGAAAATTGCCGTATTCCTTGGCAGTACCCCAAAAAGCAAGCATACCTTTGTCATAGTCCACAATCAAGTAATACTTTTTGACACCCTTCATCTTGGATGTGTTTTTTGCCTGACCGTGATACTTCAACATGAACTTTTCTTCTTCCATTGCTGAAAATGATTTGATTCTGTTCATTGGAAGTGTAACCGTGGTTTCCGGCTTGATTCTTCTGATCTCAAATACATCACCCTTGATTTCAATTTTGCACGGGTAATCTGTCGCAAAACCTTCAATACCTTCATAGTGCATCACTGACATTCCTGATTCTTTTTTCTTTCCAAACATAACCTTTTTACCTTCCTTTCTTGGTGGCGGTTACGGTTACGGTTGATGTTCTTATTCTTATATTTTTACTTTTTTATTTTTAATTTAGTATATATGTAAAAAATCTATATAAGAAAACTTAACTGTAACCGTAACAACCGTAACTTTGCCGTAAAATCAACGCTTTAGAACCGTAACCCAAAGCGTAACCAACCGTAACTATCTGAAACTAACATGAATGATATTACCTGATTGTTGGAAAATTATGCCATTTTTTGACCGTCCCTTTTTTCCTTGACAGTATATTTTGGTAGTGCAACTGTATCATGCAATTCTTCCATGATCTTATTTTTACCAGTTTCATTCAACTTGGCAAACAGTTCAACCAGTTCATACGCACCTGAACCGTAACACTTTTCAATCAGATCACAAACCCGTTCCTTCTGTTCCAATTCCTTCCTGTTTATTTCCATTGGTACATCATGCCCCATAAGCCAAGCAACATTGACATTCAAGGCTTGTGCCAATTTATACAGTGCATCTTGCATTGGTTCATATTTACCGTTTTTATATTGGCTGATTTGTGCCTTATCAAGTCCTGACCTTTCCGCAACATCAACCTGTCGTAATCCTCTGATGTTCATTGCTTCAATAAAGCGGTGCTGAAATGTATCAGGCATTAGTGAACACCCCTTTCTTATATATTATTGTTCACCCTCATTATAAAGCAAAGTTAAGACTTTTTCAATCAAACTTGAAAAAAAGTTAAGAAAACTTAAAAATAACTGTTGACATATTTTCCCACTGGTGATAAGATAAAGCCAAGTTAAGAGTTCTTAACTTACAGAAACAAAGCAAGTAGGAAGGACATGGGTGAAGCAATAGGGCTACACGCAAGTGACATGGTGGTCAGGCTGCCGGATAGCAGACAGAGCGTGTGAAGAATAAACATGACCCGTCAAAGTAGTTGAAGAAAACAGGAACGGTAGGGCAAGAAAGCAAAGTATTCAGAACTATTTGAAGAAAACTGAACAGGCTGAACCAATCGGCACTTTACCCCTAAACCAAGAAACCGTTAAGTGGAAGAATCAACCGCACGAGATGACACAGCACTTTGTTTCACAGGTCAGGAAGTTCCCCGACTTCCTGACTATTTCAAAAAGAACTGTTGCAGCAGTTCCGGGGAAAAGAACCAAGGAATAGGATTTCAGTTCTTTCAAAAAATTGTCTATTGTGTGTCGGTCAACAGGTTTTGGTGGTTTTAATGTGAAACACCGGCGGTTTGAACAACACCGTTCAAAAAGTTCAATGATGTATAACAGGTTTTCAGATTTTAATGTGAAATCTGATAAAGGAAAGACACCCCTGATTGTACTTAAGGTGTGCTGACAATAGACAACTTTTTGAAGGAACTGGGAAAGGATAAAGGCAATGATTAAGTATTTAAGTTTATTCAGCGGAATAGGTGCTTTTGAAAAAGCATTGCAAAGATTAGAAATTCCGTATGAATTGGTTGGGTATTGTGAAATTGACAAATATGCTTCAAAGGCTTATTCACTTCTTCATAGTGTGCCGGAATCAATGAATTTTGGAGATATAACACAGTTAGATGAAACACAGTTGCCGGATGACATTGATTTAATTACATACGGTTTCCCTTGTCAGGATATATCACTTGCCGGACAACAAAAAGGGTTACTGAATGATGATGGTACAAAAACAAGATCAGGGTTGTTCTTTGATGCACTTAGAATCATTGAACATACACAACCACAGATTGCAATAGCGGAAAATGTAAAAAATCTTACATCACAGAAATTTTCTGAACAATTTGATACGGTTTTGAGCAGTTTGGAGAATGTGGGTTACAACAATTACTGGAAAGTGCTGAATGCAAAAGATTATGAAGTACCGCAAAACAGAGAAAGAGTATTCATAATTAGCATCAGAAAAGATATTGATACAGGTGTTTTTGAATTTCCTGACCCCGTACCTTTGAAAAAATGTTTGAAAGACTTACTTGAAGATTCTGTTGAAGAAAAGTATTATGTTGACCCTGAACGGGTCAAAAATCTGATTCCACAACTGACAGAAAAGCAAATTTCAAATACAGTTAGGGGGGGGACGGGGTTCAGTAGACCGTCACACTTGGGACATGATAGCAGTTCAGAAGTAATCAAAATAGGTGTTACTGGTACACATCAGAAAGATGGTGTATATGACCCGGACGGAATCAGCACTACACTGTTATCAAGTCATTATAAGCAACCTATTCAAATTGTTGAAAGGAAAGATTAAGGGTGAATGAAGATAAAAATATTATATTCTTGGGGAATGTATTTCCAACTAAAACACGCAAGAACCCCAATCAAGGGCGTGTTTATTCCCCGGAAGGACTTGCCCCTTGTCTTAATACAACAGGGGGGGGGAATCGTGAACCAATGATATTAGTTAGAGCCAATACAAAGAAAGGCTATGAGGTAGCTGAACTTGGTGATTCAATCAATTTAGAATATCCAAACAGCACAACAAGGCGTGGAAGGGTTGGAAAGCAAATTGCACAAACAATCACAACTTCCCCACAACAGGGGGGGGTAGTGTTGAAACCGACAGTGAAAGGGGTGAATGATATGGTTGAACCAGTCAACCCTATGCCGGACGGTACTTGTAGAACTATAAAAAATCAATATTATAAAACCAGTCAGGCAAATTTTGAAAGATCAACAACATTTGATGCAACAGGGGTACAAGATGGACTGGCAATAAGAAAGTTGACACCAAAAGAATGTTTTAGACTAATGGGGTTTGATGATTCTGATGTTGACCTGTTGATGCAGAATGGGATTTCAAACACGCAACTGTATAAAATGGCGGGAAATTCCATTGTTGTCAATGTACTTGAATTTATATTTTGTCAGATATTTGATGACAGCAATAAAATATGGGTTTGAAAGAAGGTGATTATGTGAAGAAAATAGTTGCAGCATGGATTGAACAGATTCTTGAATTTCCAACCAAACTTGAATATCTTGCATACATAGAAAGCCTGAAAAAAGGCAAACCGCAGAAGTTCAAGGAAACATCATTTGAACAGTTGGAATCAGGGGTTGTTAGAATAACGATCAGGAAACAGTACAACAACAATGCGTTCCCTGATGATGAAAAGGAAGGTGAAGAAAGTGTTTGATTATTCAAAGTTAAGAGGAAAAATCAAGGAAGTGTTTGGAACACAGGCAAAGTTTGCTAAAGCAATGGGAATGTCAACCGTGACATTATCTGCAAAATTGAACGGAACAGTTCAGTTCACTGCACCTGAAATGAACAAGGCGTGTGAAGTCCTTGGTGTTTCGGTGGAATTTATTCCACTATATTTTTTTACCGAAAAAGTTAAGACTTCTTAACTCAAAGAAAGGATAGGTGATAAATTATGAAATTCAGCGAAAAGTTGAAACAGGCTATGCAGCAGTTAGGAATCAATCAGGCACAGGTTGTCGGATTGACCGGGAAAAGTAAGGGGTCAATCAGTATGTACCTGAATGACAAAACAGTTCCGTCAGAACAGGTTCAGAGTGATATTGCAGTATCACTTGGACTTGCACCTGATTATTTTGAACAGGAAGAAAAACCGGTGATCTTCAAACCTTCCAAGTGTGAAGATGGCATCCCAACCTTGACAGTACATGAAGTTGCTAAGTTGATGCATAAGCACACGAACACGATAGCACTTGGTTTACAACAGGGTGTTTTTCCTTGGGGGTATGCGATTCATACCAGTGAACACCGTTGGTCATATTTCATCAATGCAAAGCGTTTTGCAGAAATTGAAGGTATTGCCATATAAGGCGGTGATCTTATGCAGATAGGTGACAAAGTAAAAATCATTTCTTACAGAAGCAGCAAACTTGAAGGGTTAAGTGGTGTAATCACAAGAGAATATAAAGGTATTTTCGGTGTGACGGTTGAAGGTCATAAAAACCATAACAGTCAATACGGGTGCTACTGGTTAAGAAAAAGTCAGATCATTTTATTTGAAATTGAAGAAAGTGAGGATGAAGAAATGTTTGGAGATTATAAAACCGTACAGGTATCTTTCCTGAATGACAATGAAAAAGAACAGGTGTGTATGTCAAAGTACGCAATGTATGACAAGTTTGAAGTTGGTGATGTGGTGGTAGTTAAAACAGGGCATCACGGTTTGGCAGTCGCAAAGATTGCAAGTATTGATAATACTGTTTCAAGTGTTGCAAATGGTCGTGAGATCATCACAAAGGTTGATATGAATACATACAAAAACCGTGTTGCATCAAGAAAACGTGTGTCAGAATTAAAGACCGCTATGGACGTAAGAATCAATAAGTTGCAGCGTATGGCAGTGCTTGAAATGTTTTCGGAGAAAGACCCGGAAATGAAAGCATTACTTGATGAATATAAAGCGTTGACAGAACAGAAAGGTGAGGTACAGAAGGATGGAGAATAAGACAGTTCAGAATGTAGTACATGGGTTCAAAGTGTTCAGACCTGATTGGACTTGTGACCCGACAGGTTACAACCCTAAACAGTACACTTGCCCCGGAAAATTTGAGGAAGAAGGGGAACTTGATGTTTGCGGTCATGGTATGCACTTCTGTCAGACTGCTGCCGACTGCTTCAATTATTACAGTTTCAACAGTGAAAACAAGGTTGCAGAAATCATTGCCTATGGTGAGGTAAGAACAGACGGTGACAAGTCATGCACCGATAAACTGGAAATCGTGCGTGAAATCCCGTGGGATGAAGTGTTGCGAATCGTCAATATCGGAAAGAATTGCACGGGTCGCTGCAACACCGGGGACAGGAACACCGGGAACAGGAACACCGGGGACTGCAACACCGGGAACAGGAACACCGGGGACTGGAACAAATCTTCTTTCAATACTGGTTGTTTTAATACAGAAGAACAGAAGATCATGCTGTTCAATAAGCCGTCAAATATGACCTATCGTGAATGGTTAGAATCTGATGCAAGATGGTTACTAAATCAGATACCAAAGGATGTTGTTGAATGGGTATATGAAGAAGATATGACTGATGAAGAAAAGGCAGCATATCCAACCTATGAAACAACAGGCGGTTACCTCAAAGTGCTTGATGAATCTGAATGTGGTCAGTTGTGGTGGGGCAGCCTGTCAGACCGCAGAAAGGAAATCATCAAGGCAATACCAAACTTTGATGCTGAAATCTTCTTCCAGTGTACGGGTGTCAGGGTAGATGAATGATCTGCACTTTATGCCCCATCAGGAAGATGCACTGAACAGAACTGAACAGTTCAACCGTTGTGCTTATTATCTTGATATGGGACTGGGTAAAACCTTTGTGGGTGCTGAAAAAATGTATCTGCTGAACAAT